TCTTAACCACTGCGAGAGAGAAAAAAGTCTTTCCAGTAGAAGACTCTCCAGCAATAGCAGTAATCTTATTCCCAGATACACCACCAAATACACTACCTGAAACCAGTGCATTAAAAATGTATGAACCTGTTTCAACATAAGTTTCACTCTCATCAATATCTGAGGCAAGTTGCGTGTACTCACCTCCAATCTCTTTTACAATATCTTTTAAAAAATCCATGGTTATACAAAGAAGGATGATAGGTTATTTGTTTTTTCTGTTTTCCAATTAATACAATCTAGAATTGTCTTCAATGGTTCCAGAAAACTCTTATCAAATTGGAGTTCATAATCAACATACTTCCCAATGTTTAATTCTTTAGGGAACTGTTGAATAAAGGAGATTACATTTTCATGTAATGGATTTGCCTTTTTTAAATAGCAAAACTTAATCTTCTCCCCATTGTTAATAACTGGATACTTGTTGTCCAGTTTATTTTTTCTAATATAGTGATTATACAGCAGAACACCTCTAATGTGAATAGGAGTTCCTTTCTCATAGATAGCATTTACTGATCTATACTTATTGATATTATTAGCAGTTCTTGGGAATGAAATATCTTCAGGAGGAAGATTGCAAAATTCTTTCTTACTCTTTTCAATAAAGTCAATCATATCCTCTTCTGTTTTAGTCATGATGATTTTGAATGCTTCTTTAATCATAGTCCTACATGGAGCAGGAGTAGATGATTTAACTGCTTCAAGTCCCATGATCTTAAGTTTAGGTTCAGAATACCTGACACCTTCAGAGTCCCAAACATTGAGAATGTATCTTTTCTTAGCAGTCCAGATACCTCTTTCTGCAATGTTCTCCCTCTTCATCTGCATCTTCTGATCATAGGCATTCACATAGTCCGCCAATTCTTGGTAAGAACTTTCAATATAAGGTTCAAGTTCCATCTTACAGATCTTATCAAGGAACCCAACAATTTTCTCAGCAGTTTTCTCTCTTCCCTGGTATACAGTTTCAACCAGAGGACCCATGTTGAGGTAGATAGAATCAGTATCAGAAGCAACAACATAATCAACACCATCAGTTTTAAGAACTTTATTAATGTAAGTATTCACTTTATTCTCAATCCATCTGATTGAGACTTGACCAGAAAGAGTAACTGCCTCAGCATTTTCAATACGAAAATATCTAAAGTATTCGTTACCAACAGCACCATAAGCAGAGTTCAGTGAAATCTTTTTTGCCATTTGAATGTTGTTACATCTGGCAATTTCTTTCATCAATTCCACTGTAGGAGTTTTTTCATACTCCTGTTTTGCTTGAAGCATTTTCTTTTTATAGATGACACGATCCGTGTACATCTTTTCCATCAATTCTGGAAGGAATCCTCTAACATTCTTTTTGTATTGTGCGCCATTTGCACATACTGTATATGGATAGTTTTCTGGAATTTTAATCTGCTTCTTCAAAACTTTATCCACTGAAACACCTGGGAATCTATCTTCCACAAGAGTTTCTGGGGAAATGTTATATTGCATAATCAAGTGAGGATACAGAGAGTTTAAGTCAAAACTTACCACCCACTCATGCTTACCAACAATTGGATCTTTTACATAGGCACCTTCATACCTTTGATCTTTCTTAGTATCCTTCTTAAAAGGAATAACAATGTTTTTAGATCTCAAATAGTTATAGATGATGGCATCCCACATCCTAACCTGATAAAACACATCATTAAAGTTGCCCTTACCATCATATGCCATGGTAATAGCAAGCTCAATGAGGCGCATTTTATCCTCAAGTCTATCTACAAGTTCTACGTCAACAATGTTATATTCTACAAACTTCTGCCAATCCTTTGTATAGAACTCTTTAAAAGTATCATACTCAGAGTGATCTAGTTTCTTTTGTCCCAATTCCACATTGGCAATATGATCCAGTCTATATGACTCCTGGTTTGTATAAGTAAATTTCTTATACAACTCAAGATAATCAAGAATAGTAATGCCTGCAAGTTCAACCCTAGTTTGAGGTCTACCTGCAATAACAATTTCAGACTGAGTAACAATACCCCAAGGAGAAAGTTTCTTTAGGGTTTTATCACCAAAGGTTTTTTGAATTCTTCCAGATAGATATGGGATATCATAAAGATCACAGTTCCAACCAGTAATCACATCAGGATGATTTGAGTCCCAATAGAAAAGAAATCTATCAAGAAGATCAGTCTCATCCTTACACAGAATGTATTCAACATTCTTTTGCTTGTTTGTAAATGGTTTAACACCCCAAGTAATAATATTCTTGGTATTGTAATCTTGAATGGAAATGGTAAGGAGTTCTTCCTCACAGTTTTTTACATCAGGGAATCCATTCTCTGATGCAACCTCAATGTCAATTGTAATTAGTTGAATTTTACTAATGTCAAACTTGATAGATTCTTCTGGATAGTTATCAGAAATATACTGATTTACATATCTTGTATTTCCATACAGGTTGAAGTTATCAATGTTTTGATACTTATCAATGAACTCTCTAGTTTCTCTAATGGTTCCTGGTTTAATTTCATCTACATAATTCCCCTCAAGAGTTTTGAATTTAGTTTTCTTGTTGGTGCTGACATACAGAGTAGGGTAAAAAGTTTCCCTATTCTTAAAATGCTCGCCATTATCAAATCCCCTGGAGAGGATTTCATTCCCCACCAGGACAACATTAGTATAGAATTTCATTTAATAAGTTCTTGATATTTTTCAAGTAGGGTTGGTTTGGGATCCACAAGAGTTAAAATCTTGTCTGAACTCATCATAAAAGTATCTTGACTTGTGTATCCACAAAGAAATGGAGTTAGATTCTGTTCTGTGTCTACAACAAAAGGTTTAATCAGTTTACAATCAGGCTCTCCAAGTTCTGTGCCTACTTCTTCAATTTGAGTTATCAGAATTAGATTGTTCGTCAGTGCTAGAATTTTCACCATTTACTTGCTCCAAATAAGATTGTTTTACTTCATCAAGGGGTTCTACAATAGAAACTACCCAATCACAGGGGATTGGAATTTCCTTTTGCTTAGACAGAGGAGCATATGGGTAAAAAGTTACACTAGCAGGAGTTTCCTGACTACCATCATTGAGTTTAGTTACAAATGGGTTTGAGAGAAGATACCCAACAACTCTATCCCCAGACATCATTTCTTTTACATCAGCAATGACATCTTCATAGGATTTCAAAATCAAAAGTTTAACAGACATAGTTTTCCAATGTAAGAGTTTTATCTTGTAGTTTTAAAATATGATCAGCAAGTTTGTCAATGTATCCTCTGTTTCTAAGTTCTTTAAAAACAAGATTCTCAAATGCAAACTCACCACCTTTATCTAGGGCAGAGTTTCTCATGTCCCTAAGTTTTTTCAGGAGACTTTCCAATGCTTTTTCATTGTTAGCATACCTAATAGTCCTGTCAATCTTATTCATCATATCACGAACCTTAGTGCTTAGCAAGTCCTCATCCAGGTCCCCTGAGAACTGTTCTGGTTTAATTAACCACTTGTTTGACTTAAGAGAAAATACACCTTGACTTTTTCTTCTTTTCTTTCCAGGTTCTTCTACATAAGGTTCTACATCATGCCCATAAACTTTTACTTCATGGGTCAAAGTCCAAAGTTGTTTCTTTGCCTGATAGTAATCAGAAAGAACATCTGGGCAAGATCCATTATTAACAACCAAGTGTAAATCTAAATCAGAATACTTGGTGTAATTGTATCCAGCATTACCACCAAGAAGTAAAATGTCTACAATTTTAGACTTCTTAACATCTACAAAGTCTGCCCATGCCTTTGCAACTTTTAATAGATGAGTTCTAACCTCTGGTTTTAATTTTTCCCCATTCCAGAAAGTAGGATTTAATTGATCATGGACTCTAAATGATATTGATTCTTCAAGGAAAGTCTTATAATTCTTCATTAATCCTTTTATAGGTATTTATAAAAAGGGGGGAAGTGGATGGTCTTAGTCATCCTTTCCCCTGCGGCGACGATATTCAATATTATTTAGAGATAATCTTTTCTAGTATGATGTTCTGGCACAACTTTTCCTAGTTTAACAGTAAGTAATCCATCTTCAAAAATTACTTCCCTCACTTCTGTATCATCAGAAAGAGTCCATGCCCTAGTAAAAGATCTTTGACCTACACCCCTATGAAGATAAGAGTCTGATGATCCTTTATCTTCTCTATTTCCCTCAATAAACAGTTTACCATATTCAGTATAAACTGTTATTTCAGATTTCTTAAATCCTGCAAGTGCCAATTCAAGTCTTGATTCTACAGTACTAACTTGAATTAAATTATATGGTGGATAATTTGAAGATGTTTCATGTAGATTAAATAGACGATCAAAATATTCATCCAATCCAATACTGTTTTTTGTGATCTTCTCCATTAGAGAAGGAAGATCTGACGCAGTATATCTGTTAAGACTTGTCATTATGGTAGCTCCTTAAAAAGCGAGTTTGTGTTTTGTGGACCCCTAAGGCATCCAATACTAATTATAACAGATCCAATAAAAAAGGGGATGTTGAATCCCCTACAAAATTATTCAGTTATCTCTACCTTTTTCTTTTTAGATCCAATATTGTACTTAGTCTCTAGAGTCCATTCATTCTTTTCTTTGTATGAAAGGACTTTAATCTGATTAAGTGGAGCAATATCAGAAATCTTAGTTAAGTCTACAATAGTAATTAGACCCCAATCTGCAAGCAGTTGAGCAATTCTATTGCGTCTCTGAACATCATTGACAGTCAGATTTGCATGTTTACCATCAAGGGCAAACAGTTCTTTAAAGTGTACAAGATAGTATCTACCCTGTTTATGAAGGATGTGGCAAGATTGATAGATCTTCTTTTCCTTCCTAGATGCAACACCAATTCTGGTCAGTGTCTCACGAACCTTTAGGAAATCATCAGGTTCATTGAGGACAACCTCTACCATTTGGTCTGGTGTCCACTTCACTTCAGGTTCTTGAACAACACTCATTTTGTTCCTCCAGTTTCAAGTTTTGATTTAATAAAGTTAATTTGGTCTTGTGTCAGAATTTTCAAAGCTTGCTCTGCTTTCTCATTACTATACTTATAGTAAGATTTAACTACATCAAGGTCTTTGATCTTATCCTTACGAATCCAGGGAGAGTATCTCTTTTTGATTCTTACAATATTTATAAAGAAGTCATATTGTAACTTTTTATCTAATGCATGATTAAGATTCATTTCATTGGCATACATCAGGCAATCAATATGACCAGATAGACATTTATTGATAATGTATGGAGGGTATTCTTTTGTAATTGTTGGGTCCTCATCAATCAGATTTTTCTTTGTCTGATTGATAGAGTTGAGCCAATCCTTTAGTTCTGACATTTTTCACGTACTTCTCAACATCATTTAATAAAACAGATTCTACAGGAATTCCAAATTCCTCAGATTTTTTATATACATCATCCATATAAGAGTGCCACAAATAATCAAAAGTTTCTTGTGGAGTTTTACCTAACTCTTCAGATTTTTGAACTATCCATTCATACTCTTCATCAGTCAAATCAATTACATTAGGATCTGAGAATTCTGTCTTTTTTCTATAGACAGAATTTTGTTTTGAAGTAACCCAACGAAGATTATCTACATGATTGTTTTCTGGATCATCATCTATGTGATCTATGATCGCAGTTTCTTTAATCCATTGTTTTACTGGATCTGGAAGATCTTTCCAATATTCTTTTATTTGATCTGGAGGATTTTCATCAATAGGTTTCCAAGCATCCATAACTGCTTTATGGACTCTAATAGTCAATCTATGTGATTTAGAAGTTTCTCTTCTTTTACTGTAATCATAATCAGGAAATAATCCTATAGGAATGTCCACACTAAACTTAAGTGACTCTACTCTATTAGTCCCTCTTTTGGAATAATCTTTTGCAAATTTAATAAATTTATTGGAAAGAGCACTGAAAACTCTACCATCCTTACTAACATAATACCCAGGAACAATTTGACCATATTTTTTTATGGGTTTAAATTCTTCTTCTAAATTTTCAAATAACATAATTAATCAAAATCAATTCCTTTCTTTGATGTTGTTCTCTCATGTATTCTCCTACAGATCTCATAGTGTAGGTATGATCAAACTCAATTGCTTGCCAGTCTTTAAATCTTTCTCTTACTAACTGGTCTGAATTATAACTAACCATCATGTCCATAGGATGATCATCACAATCAGCAGCAAAGCTATCGTGATCAAATCTTTTGTGCATTGATCCTTTATTCCCATAGAGATTATCCTTAATGTCATAAGGAGGATCAAGATACATAAAAGCACCCTTGTTTCCATCCATCAAATAACCATAGGAATAATTAGTTATACGCCAATGCTGAATTATCTCAGAATACTCAGGCAGTTTTTGAATCCCTGACAGATTGAAGTTGTTATTGGATGCCTGCTCTGAGAATGAAGAGCTTTCTGTGAGACCACTAAAAGAACACTTATTGACAATATAGAAAGCCACAGCACGATCAAAATTTGACACAGTTTTGTCATTGATCTTCTCCTTAGAAACTAAGAAAAGTTGCTTTGCTTTATCTGGAGTATTATTTGCTTTCTTTAAATCAACAAGTTCACTTTTCAAATCATACCCAAACATCTGAAGTTGTTGCCAGAAGTTTACCAGAGGTTCATACAAATCATTCACCCAAATATCTAGTAAAGGATATTGCTTAGTTATATAAATTGCAACACTGCCACCACCAAGAAATGGTTCTCTGAACTCATCATATTCTCTTAGATCAGGAAAGTACTGTGCCAATTTAGGAACTGCCCTAGACTTTCCTCCAGGGTAACGTAAAGGAGTTTTCAACTGTTTCATTTAAACTTACACTCCACCATAATCTCAGTCAGTGCTGCTAGAAGGTTAATTTCCTGGTCAGCCACGAACGCACTTTGATATTGGTACTTAGCAATAACAAGAACGGCAGCGGGGATAGACTCGGGAGAAAGGCAACTATAACAGGAGTCATAAATCCCGCGAAGTAGGTTAGTAGGATCGTTGTCCAAGTTGGCGACCACCCACTTTCTAACTTCTGAGAAGTTTTTATCTTTGAGACATTTAATGAGATCATTTGTTTTTACATCACTAAAGACAGCAAGAATAGCAGAATCAATTGATCCGCCTACAGAGTATCTTTGACACTCATTAAGAACACGTCTCCAATCAGGAAAGTGTTTATTGATTATTTGGGCAAGGACTTTAGGATCGTATTGTATACGTTCTTCATCCAAGATGTCCTGTAGACGCTTGAAGAAGGATCCTGCCAACTGGGTTTTTTCTTTTCCTTTGATGGAAAAGTCAATGACTGCACATCTTGAATGCAGTGGTTCAATGATTTTGTTTTTGTAGTTGCAGGTAAAGATAAATCTGCAGTTCTTATAGAATGTCTCAATGTTAGCCCTAAGAAGGAGTTGTACATCTGAGGTTGTGTTGTCAGCCTCATCAATAATGATGACCTTGTGTTTTGCATCTGAAGAAAGTGAGACGGTCGAAGCAAAGTTCTTTGCTTGGTTCCGTACTGTGTCCAGAAATCTTCCCTCGTCAGATCCATTGATGACATAATAATCTGCTCCTAGTTCATGGCATAATGCCTTTGCTACTGTTGTTTTGCCACACCCAGCAGGTCCAGCAAGGAGAAGATTAGGAACTTCCCCCTTCTCTACAAAATCTTTAAATGTTTTCTTTGTCACATCAGGCAGAATGCAGTCATCAATCTTTTTAGGACGATACTTTTCTACCCACAAAAATTGTTCGCTCATAATAAAATAGTCAGGTTTACAGAGGTTGTGGACCACCCACAATAATTGCAGAGGGAATCTGTGCCTGTGCAACTTTTGTTGCATGGCATTGATTATTTGCCTCTACAATTATTTCCAGATATCTACTGTCTTTTGGTAGTTTGTATCTGACTTTGTATTTCATCCAAATGTTGAATCAGGTTCAAGAGCAATAAAATAATTTAGATTATACTTCTCATTAGTAAATTTGGAAATACATTTCTGAGAGATAACCACATTGTAAGATCCAGGAATGATCTTAATGTTTTCAACCTTAAAGTTGAAGGTAAACTCTGAATCAGTTTCACCAACAATAATTGAATACTCATTAGAAGTATCATTCTTCTTGTCACGAACAACAAGACTAATAACACCATTTGCTCCAACAGCAGAAAGATCTGGCAGTTGATATACTGCTGCTGCTTTAATCAACTTATCAAGTTGAGAGTGATCTACTTGGAAGCACACATCTTGGGTTGGAAGAGAAATCTCTTTCTCTGGGGGAGACACAATAACCTCAGGATCTGCAAAGAAATATTTGACCTTCCTTTTACCTTCTCTAATAATCAAATAAGAATCATTAGTAAAATCAAGATCAGGATCTTGATGAAGTCCAACTCCATTTAGGAACTGATTGAGATCATAAATGGCAAAGTCTTTGGGAAATTCTTCATTAACATCTGCCTCAGCAAGAATGTTTTGCATGACAGAAATAGTCCTAAGTTTATTACCTTGCTTCACCAGAATGGACTGGTTAATAGAAGCAAAGTTCTTAAGAACAGAAAGAGTAGTATCAGAAAGTTTCATAATTTGAGGTTTCAGTTTCATTTGTTTTCAACAAGATTAAGATGATTAATCAAGAGAATAGTATAGTGCAGAACTTTAAACAAGTCAGCACGAGGTGTTCCTTTAGTATCATAACGATCAATGTACTTGGTTACATTACCAGCACAAAAACCTTCACGACGATTGTGTTTAATCTTATCCAAAGTTTGTTCAGTACCACCACCAGTTCTATCAACATAATGTTGACTATAAGTACTGGAGATATACTGTTCAAGTTGCTTTAGGATTTTATCTTCATTATATTTCCAAAACCCATTTTTATTTGTGTCTTCAGGCATAGTAATCAAATCAAAAGTAGTAAGTGTTTCAGTTGTATCTGATGGACACCAGAATCCATCTGCTGTCATTTCCCAACCTTCTTTAATCATGTCCGTGTAAGTTTTTTCATCTTCAGGACCAAACATAACAAAAATTATAACTTGTCAAACAACATGATAGCACTTTGTCTAGTCAGAGTCAACCATCATGCTGAATCCTTTTCTCTTCTCAAACTTAATTGTTTGATCAAATTTTTCCAACAGGTCTTCAACTTTGTGAGAGATCACAAATGTATTTGAGTCTTTTACTACAAACTTGATAATTTTTGTAAAATAATCTGTTCCTGCTTCATCAAGTGAACTATCAAAAACTTCATCAAGTATTAGTAGATTTGTGTTGATTGAGTTTTTAACCTTGGCAACTTCTCTCCAGGTAAACAATAGTGCCAAGTCAATTCTCATTTTCTCACCTTCTGAGAATGATGAGTATGAGAAGTCTTCATAAATTGGATTTAAGGACTTCTCATTAAACTCTTCATCTAAAGTAAAGTTTACAGGGAAGTCTAAGATTTCTAAGTATTTGTTTAAGTTGCTATTAATTACTGGGAGATACTTCTTTATGATCTTAGACTTTGCCCCATCATCTTTGAGGAGTAAACTAATGAACTCGTAGTTCTGCAATTCTTCTTTTTTATTTGAAGAATCTTCTAAAATAGATTCTAGAGATTCTTTTAAAGAGTCTAACTTTTCATACTCAGTATCTGTGTCTTGATTTCTGCTGGTAAGTGTTTGAATTTCAGATTCAGTTTCTTGGATTTGTTTTCTAAGTCCAGAAATTTTAACGTTGTTAAAATTAATTTCATTTGCTAGTTGTGTAACCTCTTTAGTAAGTTGTAAGAACTCATGTTGTTTTTTCTTTTCTGCCTCAATGGATTGTTCTAGTTCTTGTTGACCTTTTTGAACTTCCTTTGATTTATCCTCAATTTGTTCAATCTTATTTAACCTAAATTCCTCCTGAATGTTTTGAGTGCATGTAGGGCAAACCCTATTAGTTTTAAAAAACTTGTGCTCATCTACTAAGTTAGTAATTTTTTGTTCTATCTTTATGTTTAGTTTTTCTAACTTCCTAAGAAGATCTTCAGAAAAAGAAACTTGTTCTAATCTTTTTGTATTTTCTTCAACTTGTAAATGAATATCTTGATTATCTTTTACCAGCGAACTTATTTCTGTATCCAAAGATACTATTTTTGTTTTTCTAGATTGTATATCTTCTGTCTTTCTTTTCCTTAACTTCTCAATAAAGTCTTGCTGTGATTCTATTTTATCTTCTACATTGTCTTTTTTATATCCAACTTCTCTAATTTGATCTTTTAATTCTTTAATTTTTATTTTTGCCACATCATTCATTGAAGAAAATACTTTAATGTCCAATAAATCTTCAACAACTTCTCTTCTATGCTGAGAAGAAAGTTGCATGAATGGAACAAAATTTGATGATCCTAAAATGATAATTTGAGTGAATGACTTGTAATTCAACTTCAATACAGATTGTTCCAACCATTTCTGTTGGTCATTAGATGAGGATGCTTGATCCAATAAAACTCCCTCTCTGTAAATCTCAAACAGAGTGGGTTTCATCCCTCTTCTAATTTTATAATTTTTTTGACTGACTGATAACTCAATCTCAACTAAACAGTCTTTTTCATTAATACTATTAATTAATTGGTTTTTATTAATCTTCCTAAAAGGTTTATTAAACAAAACAAAAGTAAGAGCATCTAGAATAGTGCTTTTGCCAGCACCATTATGCCCAACAATTAGGGTTGCTGTTTGTTGATCTAACTTAATTTCTGTCCAATAGTTTCCAGAAGAAAGAAAATTTTTATATCTCAGGTTCTGAAACTTTATCATAATCTGGAGGAACTACAATATCATCTGTGGTAATTATAGCATAGTTGTAATCCAAATGATCACAAGCCATGATTGCAACTTGAGGATTAACCTCAGTGACTTCCATTTCTGGATAATCTAACTCTTCTAACATTGAAAGATATCTTTGGGCATCATCTTCTTCTTCAAACATGAACAAGACTTTTTCGCCATTTCTATTCTCAACAGCAAATGCTCCTTCTCTATCTTCCTCTGCAACTGTTAGTATGTACATTTTACATCTGAAATGACTCTTGATAAATTGACTGTATCAATTCTTTTACTCTATTCTTATTTAACTTGATTTCAGATTCATCCACATATTTTTTAAGAAGAGAAAGAGTATCTTCTTGTTCAACCATTTCATCAGCATCAAACTGTTCATTGATCTTTACTGTCTCAATGACTTTGAGTTCTTGTGGTTGAGATTTAATTAAAAGATCAAGAAATTTATCAAACTTCTTTTGATCTGTTTTATTTTTAACTACAAGTTTTACCATGCATCCTGTATATGGAGACAGGTCTTTTTCAACTTGTTCTTCATCATAATTGCAAATCTTAAACATCTCAAATGGATTGTTTATGTATTGCAAATCATTAGTCTTTGTATCCCAAACAGAAAACCCTCTAGTATCCCCATAATCATTCCAATAAAGTTGATATGGATTACCCAGATAGTAAATCTTACCATCATCACTTCTAGTGTGATAATGTCCAGAAAAAACTTTATCAAATTTTTGGAATGCAGACTTATCTCTTCCACCTTCCTGTACATGCCCTCTATGGGCATAGAACCCTGTCAATTCCAAATGACCCATAGCTACCCTTGATGAGGTGTTTTGAATTGCTGCTAGGGTTTCTGATTCGCTATCTGGCGTAATCCAGGGAATGAATAGAACTTGCTGTTCCCCAACTTGAACATTAGTTGGTTTAGTGTATATGTTAATGGACTTATATCCATCAAGCAACAATTCAGGACTATTCAGTTTATTTGTATTCTTATAAAAGATATCATGATTACCAAGAACTAAATGGACCTTATACTTTCTCAAAGGTTCTAGAATTACCCTTTTAGTCCATTCAATACTCCAATAATCAGTTGCTCGACGATTATCAAAGATATCGCCTAAGTGAATAACTGTATTAATCTTATTCTTTTCTAAGAATGGGAAGAATACTTTATTATAAAATTTCTCAAAATAATCATGGAATACTTGACTTCCTTTTTTAAAATTATAATGAGTATCAGTTATTATTGCTACCTTCATGAAAATCTATAATTAATACCATCTTTAATATTATTCATATCTGATGAAGTATATCCTAGTTCAGATGTATCAGCAAAGAAAACTTCATCAAATCCAGACCTTTCAATGATCTTAGTTTTAATCTCAAGTTGTTTCTTTTCCTTAGCAATTCTCCTTAGGAATGCATAATAAACAATTTGTGTAAAATATGCAAATGGGTTTGTCCTTTCAACATCAAAATTGTCTATGTATTGAATGCAATTTTCAATCCCATCACAAATCATGTCGTCCTTAAACATGTAATTGACAAAGTTTGGTTTGTATGATAAGTGTGTAGCGATCTTCAAAAAGCACTCACCAAGATAGTTAGTGATCCTTGGTTTAGGAAGACCACTTTCTTTGGCAGCAATGACCTTCTTCTTATACTCAACCAGAGCAAGATGAAACTCTTTATTGCTTACATAGTGTTCTGATCTCTTTTTTCCTTTGGACATTACTGCTAACATAAAATAATTTTATAAGTGTTCAAATAGTACCATTATTATAACCTTTTGACAAGGAGTTGACAAGTTGTTTGAATGTGAGTAGGATAACTCTGTGGGGTTTCAAAAAAAGTAATACTTAACTATTTCTATAAGTCTTTTCTAGAGTCTTTCTTGCTTCATCTACTTTAGAGATGAGACCCATTTTTCTATCTATAGGCACTCTTGAAGCTGCCCTATTAAATTTATGATAGACATTAATGATGTCTTGATCACTCACCTCAGTCATGGTGATAACTTTAGACATATCAACAATATACATATCATCATCTGGAATGTTCATCCAGGGTTCTACCTTATAACCAACAATAGATCCAGTTTTAGTCATCATTGGAGTGATGATAACAGGACTGTCAAGAATCAATAGTGTTCTATCCTCTTCTTCGGAGACAGAAACTAACGAAAAGATTTCTTCACCTGATACTAGTTTAATTGCTGCATAAAATTCTTCTTCCATCATTTTTTAAAATCTATGGTAATTATTTCATAATCAAAATTTTCTTCATTGTAGATTTTTATTCTTTCAACTAAATGGTTTAGAGTATAATTTCTTTTCCCATTGTGGGTTAAATCATCTGCAATGTCATATAATGTTGCTGAAACTTTTTCTTTTCCTTTTCTTAAAACTCTTCCTATACTTTGGAGGTTTCTGATTCTGGATTTGCTTGGTGATGCAAAGACAACATTGTGTAAGTTTCTAATATTGATACCTGTACTAAAAGTGCCATAAGAAGCAACAATAATTGCATTTGTCTCTTCCTCGGTAATTTTTCTTACTAATTCTCTTTCTTCAGTATCCACTCCACCATGGATGAAAAAAACTTTTCTATTTTCACCAACATGCTTATTTATGAGTTGGTAAAGTGGGTCCCCATGAGTTGCAACTCTGTTAAAAAGAACTAAAGTGTTTCCTTTTAGATCCTTCACCAAATTTTTTATAAACTTGTTTCTTTTTGTATTGCCTATTAAAAGTTGAACTTCTTCTTCATAGTCATTGATTTTTTGAGGTTCATGCTTTAGAAGTAGAACTTTAATTTTTAATTTAGACAGATATCCTTGCTTAATTAATTCATCAGTTTTAATTAACTTGTAAGTAGGACCAAATAAACCTTCAAGAACTAGTTTATGAGTTTGAGATCCATCTAAAGTTCCAGTAAATCCAAATCTATATTTTGCATCATGAAGGTTTGACATGATGTTAATTAAAGACTTAGATTTAAATTGATGTGCTTCATCTCCAATCACAACATCAAAGTTTGAAAAATAATTTTTGTCTAATTTATAAATGGATTGCCAAGTAGATATGGTCACTGCCATAGGAGATACTCTTTCTGACCCACCATAGACTTTGTGACAGTAATCAGATGAATTCCATCCATAGTCTTCAAAGTCCTTATACATCTGCTCTACAAGGGATGTAGTAGGGACTACAAGAAGTATTTTCAATCCCTTCTCTACGAAATATCTGACTACAGAATAAATCATCAAAGATTTACCAGATGCAGTTGGAGAAAGTAATAACTTTCTTTTATACCTTAGAGCATCATAAACTCCCTGAACTTGATAATCTCTTGGTTCATGAGAGCAAATACTTTTCATGTAATCTCTAACACCTTCAAAAGAAATAGACTCATCTATTTCTCCTGGGAGACCATAGTATTTGTTCTCTGATAGTTCAAATTTATAATTATGGTTATCGCAAAAAGAAATTAATTTGTCCAAAAGACCAGCATAGATTTCGCCAGTTTGGACATTAAATAATCTGATTTTCCCATCCCAATGCTTGCTTCTAAATTGAGGCATAAACTTTGCACCAGGAACATCAAAAGTAAATTGATCACTCAATTCGTATTTGATATGTGGATCACAATCTATCTTTAAATAAATTTCATTCTTTTTTGTAATAACTAAATCTGACATTACATACCTGCCTGGAATCTCAAAAAGTCAATTGAGTTTTTAATTTGATAGGTCCTATTGGAAATCATCTTTAAGACTTCCTCAAGATATTTTAATATTGTATCATAATAATCAATCTTAAGTAAGACTTTATTTAAATGCTCATCTGCATCTAAGTATCTTGTTAAACTTTCTTTGTCTCTAATTTTGTAAGGAAAAGGTTCATCTTTATAAACTTCTGGATCTGCTTTTCCAGAATAAAAGTTAGACCTTTCTAATTTTTTAACTTTGTAACTAATTAATGCTTGCTTTCTTAAAAGTGTTACATTGTTATAGACTTCATAATATTTTGAATGTAGTAGTGGAACTTTTAAAGATTCATTGTGTAAGTCATCTATGTTGATTTCTGAATCTTCTTTCCACATCATTTGAATTTCATCAAGAGAAATCATAAAGGTGTTCCTGTTGCATCAACTATTTTGTAGTAAGTATACTTGAAATTAACCTCTGCAGTAAAATATCTAATGTCTTCTTGTGTGGCATCAAATTGCAGAGTTGAAAGGTATGATGGGAACATACCATAATAAACTACCTGGGCACTGATTTGATAATTGCTGTTTAGTATTTGAAGAGTTCCATCTGACTCTTCATAGAATCTTCCTTTATTAAATCCAGGAATTGATTCCAATTCTGATTCAGTTCTTAAATCATCATACTGTTCTAAACTGTATGGGAATCCTAAACCTCTCATCCAATTTTGGATTTCCATATAATTTTCAAGATTTTCATCTACTAAGAAACGTAGACTAAAATCTTCAAAATTCATCTTGTCACCTGGAATATCAATGTTCTTTCCAAAACGAGTTTGGATAGCAGATCCTAAAGTGATTGAAGGAATGTTTGCTGAGTTAGCAAAGAAATCAACTTTAGGTGCCTTTTGTAATTTAAATTTGAAACCAACAGGAGATAAAAAATTTCTGTTTCCTGGTTGGTTTGCCCAAGGACTGGTTGCCATTTTTTGAACTATTTATCCCATAAAAAAAGGACCCCCTGAGGGGTCCTTGAAGAGTTGGAAAAGAACTCACATAAGGTTGAGAACTTGTACTCTTCTGTAGTATCTGTTGGTATTCTGTTGGATTCTGCCAAGACCCTGATC